GAGCTACAGCAGAATCAACATTTATTTTTCTAGGTTGGTTTCTATTATCAGTCCAGAATAAAAGATTTTCTAGTAAATTTACTCCATATATTGGTGAACCTTCCCAAAAATTTAAAAAAGCACCTTCAACTAATATTGTATTTGAAATAGCTACACCAGAGGATATAACAGATCTTATTATAAAGTTTTCAGCACCAGGAGTATACGCGCCAGATGCGTTAGAAGCTATGGTGTTATCTGTTAGGAAAAAGAAAACACATGAGTTAACTTCTGAAACTAAATAACCTATACATATAACAGAATCACTACCCGTAACATTTTCAAAATTAATTATCTGTTCATTTCCTAAAACATTTTCTAGTGCACCAACGTCTTCAGACTCTGACTTACTGACTTGTATATTTACTGCATTTCTATATTCGCCCTGTGGTAACAATCGATCGTCAAGATCTTTGTTCATTTTGGACTTTATAAAAACATTTTTAAATTCCGCCATTTAATTTTAGTGTTTTATCCATTTAGATTTACCTCGCATAACTTGTACGATCTCGTCAAGTTTAATGTTAGATAATCTTATTTTAGCATTTCTTAGTTTAGCACTAGATTCACGTTTAAGTCTCTGTATTATATATTCTGGTTGGTTAATTCTACTAGCTAAAACAGCATGAGACATGTAAGAGTATATTGCGTCTTCAGCAAGTTTAGGAACTCTACTATCCATATCGTAAGCTAATCCATCTGATATATATTCTAATATAATTAATCTACCAACTAAGTTACTTGAAAAAGATATTTTACCTTCTCTTTCGTTCATATTAAACCAACCGTTAACTTGAGCTGTTTGAGGGTCCATACCGTATAGTTGACCATAACCCCAATACCAATAACCACCATAACCCCATTCATAGCCCCACCAATCTAAACCAGCATTATATTGCTCTTGATTAAATTCTTGGTTTATTAAACTAGGATTATTGTTAACCCATCTGTGTTCTGTTATCGATGAGCTCTGTAAGTTGTTACCAAAATTGTCTTGAGTAGGAACACCTTTATTATCTTGAACAGGTGTTTTATAAGGTGAATCTGTTAAGTTGTTTGTAGGGTAAATAATTCTTTGTACACCTTGCATATCTATCCATGACATACGCACATAATTAACATAGTCTTGTGGTATGATTACACTTAAGCTAGGTGGTATTGTAAGCTCTTGTGACTTAATACTTTTTAATGTATCATAACTAAATTCTTGTAAAGCTCTTTTAGCATGAAATATTAAATCAGTTCTTTTTACACTAGGTATAAGTTTACCAGCTCCTACATATGCAACTAAAAAATTGTTAACAACATCATTAAGAGTTATATATTGATAACTACCGTAATTTTGTTCTGTTGTATTACCATAAGCATCTCTTGCTCCATAGTTACCACCATCTAATCTTTTTAATTGACAAACAACAACTTCATTTTGTGGTACACTAGCTGCTAATTGTACAGTATTACCTGTTACAGTATAAGGTGCATATGGTCCACCTGTTATTTCTGTGTAAGTTAAACCATTAACACTATGATATAATTTAAAATTATTTAAAGCATAGTCAGTTTCTGTTGGATTCCAGTTACCAAAAACTAAATCAGTATCAAATCCAAAAGTAAAAGTGTCTTGGCCTACGGCGTTTTCAACTAAAAAACCCTGAGCTCCAGCATAATATTGTTGATTTGTTTCGTTAATTGTACTCATTTATTAAGATTTTTTATTTACCTCTTTACCTTGTACCTGTTGAGAAGCCACTTGTACAATTGCAGGATCTTCTATAATTATACCTGAATAAGCTAATATCCTTAGTATAACGTTTGTTTGCTCTGACTCATGTAGTTCAAAGTCTATAGAACCTAGACCTGTAGTAGCATCGTAAAAATCATCATTAAATATATATTGTCCTTGTGTTCCTGTTGTAAAACCCCATATAGGATCAATAGGTTTTCTAATGTAATCAACTTGAATATTATTAATAATACTAGTTGGATTTACATATAAAACATTTTGAAGATGATTATCTATAGCTATACCTGGATTATTTTGGTTGCCTCTATTTTCATATAAATATGTAGGAAAACTTTTAGTTGCTTTTGTTAGTGGAGATCTTTCTATGTTATAGAAATCTGTTCTAGATAATCTTTGAAGTTCTACTTGATTACCTCTATCATTTGTGTATATAACAGTACCCAACCTGTAAAAATCTACAGTGGCACCGTATAAATCAGTTGTTGGTAATGTAAAATAAGCTAACCCAGGTGAACTGGTGTTATCATAAATAGCATTACCGAATGTTTTAAATATGGCTAATTTTTCATCAAGATTTGTTACTCTATCAGAATAATCTACATCTGCTTGAGGAACTCTTAGTTGTTGATTTAAATCTTCAAAGTATTTTTCAAATATCTCTAACTGTACTTGAGCACCAACTTTGTTAAATTCAGCAGGTGTTAGATAACCTCTCTGTTCTTTGTTTAATATAGACAGGACTGTCTGATATACAGTGTTTACGTTTATAGCCATACTTATGTTAATTATAATACAAAGGGTAGCGTGACACTACCCTTTATATTATCACTTGTTTATATTCTTTTTTCTATAGATTTATAAACTTCTACACCTTCATCAGTTTTAAACCAAGCGGCTAAAGCTGAGTATGGATTTTCATCAAATGGTACAGTTAATAATTTTCTGTCATTTGAACCCCAATGAAAAGTTCTTTGATCTTGAGAGAGATTAATTATTCTAGCTTCAACAGCTTTAATACCAAAGTTTCTTAACTCAACGTTCTCGTCGTTAGCTAAATTTAAGAATAAGTCTGGTTTGCGTTTAGCAAAGAGTAATAAATCTCTTTTTATCTCTTTAGATTTCATGCTAGACACAGCGCTTCCTTTTTCAACTCTTAGTATAGCTTCTGCTTGATCTATGTCCATGTTTGTAGCTGCGTTTAAAGCTTCAATTTCTAAATGAATAAAATCTAATTCGTCTTCTGCTTCAACCACAGAATCAAATTCATAGTATTTTTTATCTTTTAATGGGTGATATAAACTTAATAGTTTCTGTAAGATTTGATTTTCTTTAGGAACACTAAGTACACCGTCTCTAAAAGTAATATGTCCTAATGTAGCTTCACCTTTTTGTTCATCAACAAACGGGCTGTTCATATTAGTTGCATATCTTAGTTCCCTTTGTGCATTGATTTTTTTATCAAAAAACAACAAAGGATTTTTTCTTGTGTGTTTACCTGGTATTGTTAATGTTAGTGGTTGTTTTCTACCTTTTACTATATATGTTCTAGGTTTAATTTCCCACTGATCAACAGCTTTAGGTTTTTGTTTTACAGGAGTAGGTTTTACTACTACCTTTTCTTGAGGTGCAACCTCAACAGCTTCTGCTTTAGCTTTTTTTGCCATGATATAATAAAATTAAATATTAAAGGTATAAGGGCGCCGAAGCGCCCATAACCTTAAAAAAGTATTTATGCTCCTTTGAATAATACGAAGTTATTCGCAGCTTGTACAACTAAACATCTTTCTGACAAGAAGTTTACAGTCATAGCATCTAGATCGCTAGTGAAAGCTCCACCAACAGAACCAGTTAACCAAGACTTCATACGTCTGTCATCAGCTTGAGACGCTCTATATCTTACATGTAAGAAAGGACGTCTAATGTTAGTTCCAAGGATTTGATCATAAACAGTTGAAGTTCCAGCTGGTATTAATACTCCTTCGATAGAAGCAGGACCACTCTGTGCACCACGTGTAGATGCATCGTTCAAATATTTCCAATCAGTTTTATAGAAGTCATATGAACCTCTACGGAAACCACTGAAACCTAAGTTCAATGCCATTTCCTCAGAGTTTTCAAATAATCCAAAAGCAGTACCACCTTGAGCGCCATAAGAAATAGCACCTAACATATCGTCAAAATCAAGGTTAGTGTTTCTGTTTAAGAATAACATGTTTTCTTCAATAGCTCCTTGAGTATCTAAGTTTCTAAGAATATCATCAAAGTCACTTATACCTGTAGCAGCAGCGAATCCAACTTGTACGTTACCTCTCTCCTCAATAGCAGCAAATAAACCTTCTGTACCAGTCACACCAACAATAGCAGATGGGTTTGGCCCAGCAAGATCTACTTGTTCACCTTCAACAACAGACATTTCTAGGTAATCTTCAAAACGTAGTCTTGTTTCAGACTCAGCTTTTAGATACCATAAATATCCAGAAGTACCATCTTCAGTAGCAACTTCTACCCAACCGATCTGAGCAGTGTCAGAACCATTGATTGAATATTGGCTACGAATAATGATAGGTTTGTTAGAAAATTGAGTAAATGCAGGATCGATAGTAGCGATAGGATAATCGTTACCAGCAACTGCAACTGCGTTAGCAGATGGTGCAATTGTAGTATTAGTTCCTTTTGGATATTCAGAACCATATACGAAGATCTTTACGTCACCAACAAGTCCTTCAGTTTGTAAGTTAGCTGATCCGTAAGGTAGTACGTTAAGTACACCAGTACCACCATTAGCAAGTGTTCTTAAGTCAGAGTCAATAACTAAACATTTTGATTCACCACCAAAATCGTCCATAACGACGATAGTTTGTTGTGGAGAAATTACGTTGTTAATGTCTGCAGCTACAGGAATAGTAATAGTGTTACCAGCCAAACCGTTAGTACAGTTGTCATAAGCTATGTGTAGTCTGTTTTGTTCAGACCAAATTACTTGATCAGACGTCATCGGTAGTTCAGCACCAACCATACGTAAGAATCCAGATAAAGTTCTGTTACCATATCTTTCAACTTCCTGCTCATAAAGCTCAGGTAAATATTGTTGGGCAAAGTTACCACCGGCAGCGCCGTCAAATGTTAAATAGTTACTCGCAAGTGTTTGTTGCAGTTGCGATGGCACTATTGTACCAAATTGTGGATTTAAAGCCATAATTTAAAAGTTTTAATTAGTTAAATTTTCGTTTTTTAATTTTTAGTTTAGACGAATCCAAACCACTTATTGATTTTACCTTTAAACCATTTATAAAGACATTTCCATCGGCAACTTGCCTCGGCTTATCCGTACTTAAGTTTTTAGAAGAGTCGACGACATTTTTAATACCATCAGCTTTTCCTTGTTCGTAAAAATGATTAGCGATTTTATCCGCGTTCATTGCAGCGTAAAGAGCTTTATGATAACCAGCTGGATTAGTAACAACTCCTTTTTCATCAACAAAATTTTGTATAAAATTATTAACATCAAGTTGTGACTTACCCACTTCAGAAGGATTTTGCACTTTATATCTAAACTTTTTTTCACCTAAGCTAAAATCAAAACCTTTGAAATCATCAGTAAAAATTTGTTCAGTTTTATTTTTAAAATCCTCTTGAAGAGTTATTGAATGCTCTTCTTGCTCCTTATATCTATTGAAAAAGTCCACCGCTTTTTGTTGATCTTGAGTAATACCAGGTCTCAACTTGATTTCCTGATAATATTTCTCTTTCATAACATCAAGCTCTTTACGGGCTTTTGCAACTTCTTCTTTGAAGGCCAATTTCTTTTTCTTAATATCTCTTGGCTCATCAATTTCTTCATCATACTTAAACTGATCTTCAATCAAAAAGTTTATTTCCTCTTGATTAAGATGTGGTTTAGTATTTTTATAGTACTCATTAATTAATACTTGATCATCTACTTTTGAATAATCATGATTAAGTCGTACATAATCTTCCATGGTACCACCTGTTTCATTCATAAAGTTTACCAGTGATTGTATATTTTCTGGTAATGGTGTACCTTTTTTTACTTGTTCTTTAACAGCTTCTTCTGCCTCTTCATAGAGCTCTATAGTTTTTTCATCAAGCTCTTCTTCAGTTATTTCTTGTATAGGACTTTCTAATTCTTCTTTGGTGTCCCGTACTTCTTCAACCACTTCTTTGCTGTCGCCACTGTTTTTGGGCTCTTTGACAATAGCATCGCTATCATTTGTCTCTTGTGTTTGAACGGCATTTTCTTCTTTTTTCTCTGTTAAATCAACTTTAGTTATATCTTCCACAAGTTCTCCTTGTGCTTCTGGTTTAGTTAAATCAACCTTTACAGGTTCTTGTTTATTACTATCAACCAGTTTCTTTGGTTTTGTTTTCTTACCTTTTAATGAAAACTCACCTTCTTGTTTGACCTCAGCGGTCGCATTTTCTTCTGCCATAATATAATATTATAAAATTAAAAAATTATTTAGGACCAAAGGCTTCTAACCCAAAGTCACCTAAACTATCGTTAGTAGATTCAAAATCAATAGGTGCCCCATCGCTTTGTCTCTGCTGTATCATTTGAGACTGTTGTGTCCCTATTATTCTAGCTCTTTTATCTTTTCTATCTTCTATTTCTTTTTCTTTATTACCTTCACTTTGGTATTTACTTTTAGCTAATTGTATATTGTAATTAAACTCTTCAGCCATTAACTCTCTTTTTATTTGAGCTTCTGTTTGCATACGTTGTATCTCAAACTGTGATTTAGCTTGTTCTAATTGAAGTTTTTGATCAGTTAAAACTTGCTGTTTCTGAGTTTCAGCCAATGCTGTTTGTTCAGCTAATTTTGCATTTGCCTGAGCTTGGGCCTGCATATTTTGTTGTGCTACTTTTTGATCTCTTTCTGCTTTTAATCTACGTTTTTGTTTTAGCATTTGATTTGCTAATTTTAAATTACGTATTTGTCTAAGATCAATAGCATCTTCTAAATCAATACCACCAGACTGTAAAGCAACTTGTATGTTTTGTTCTAGTTGTGCTTTTTCTTCTTCATCTGGCTCAAGATCTAAGAAAATACCAAAGTCATGTAGATTTAAATTAGCAACTTCAGCCAAGGTGTTAACATTAAATGTTGATATAGAATTTTTTAAAGCTTCCGCTGTTAAAGGGAAGTTTAATACATCAACTATTTTTTTAGAAATGTTTTCACATAATCTTAATGTTAAGTATAAACTAGCATTATTAATATGTTTAGTAGCTATATTTGATTGCTGTGCTGCTATTTTTTGTAATCCTACTAATGTATCTTTGTCTGGTAGCGTACCATCTCTAGCTTCATTTAAACCTGTTACATCACGTATCATTTGTACGTAATAATTGTATGTGTTTATTAATGAACCTATTTTAGCTTGACCTGCTGATGTTGATAACTCTTGTACAGGTACTTTACCAGCATTCATGCCACCATCTTGAGTAAGTGATCTACCAACTACAGAACCAGTTTGGAAATACATGTTTAATGCTTCAGCTGGATTATAATTTGTACCATTACCAAGATCAACTTCAGCTAAACCGTCCATATCTAAAAATACACCATCAGGTACCATACGCGCTATAACTTGTTGTAGTTTTAAATGCGTAAGCTGTATCATATCAGCAAAACCCATGGTTTTTGTAACTAAAGATTCAATTCTACCTTTATACATACGCGGTGCACATATAGCGTAATTCATTTCAACTTTAGTTGTATCTGCTGTAGGTCTAGTCATGTTCTCAGCCATCTGCCATTGCAACATCATATTAGTACCTAAAACTTTTACACCTTCAAATAAAACTTCTACACTTCTTGATACTTTATTAAAGTTATCACTTTCTGGTGGATTAAATGTATCTGGTTTTTCTAAAGCTTTTTCTAAACCTTGATCAGTATGTTTAATTTTAAAAACTTGATCCATATAAGTCTTATATTCAAAATATAAAACTTGTACTGTATTTTCATCATAAGCACCCCAACCATATATGTAGTTATTGTTGCTATATGATTTTTGTATTTTTTCTAACTCACTATCAGATATATGAGGAAATTGTTTTTTTATTTCAGGTATAGTCATTGCTTTAACTTCACCTACATAATATATGTCTTCAAAGTTTGGATCTTCTGTATACGAATAAACCATATATGAAGGGTCAACATATTCAAGAGTAATACCTTCTGATGTGTTAAAATTTGTTTTCGCTGCCGCGATACCTAGTGTGACTAGATCGTAATTTAATCTACGTTTTAATAGATCATATTTATTTTTATCTAATACCTGCGTTATAGCTTCTTCTTCTGCTATTTCTATAGCTTGCTTGTAACTAAGCTGTAAATGTAATTCCATTTCTTCCATTGTCTTTGGAAGATCTACAGCTGGGATATTTGTGCTTGATATATCTTGACCAGTTGTTGCTTTAACTTCTTCAATAATATCTTGTCCATACATGTCCATAGCTAATCTAGTAGCGTAGTCTGTTCTTTTCTTTACAGATTCTGGATCTTGTGCGTAAGCTTTAATATCATAATCTTTATTAGATATACCGTTAGTTAATATATCTACAAACTTAGAAAGTATAGGAACTGGTTTCCAATCTAAATTTAAATAAGATAAATCACCGTTAATTGATAATTCATCTTTATATTTTTGAGTTGATTGTTCACCTCTAGCATATAATCTACGTTGATGATAGTTATTAAATGTAGTTAAATATCTATTACCATTAGTTCTACCTTGTGCAAACCATTCAGATTGTATGGCATCAGCAACTTGCCTACCATATCCTAAACTTAACTTTTCCTCCAAAGGTACCACCTGATTTGGAAAGGCACTGTTAGCATTATAATCTATATTCATTTATTTATAATTTTAGAAACAAGTCCTGAGTTGTCGTATTTTTTAATACCTAGATCATATGAAACTAATTGTCTATCTGGTATTGGTTTATATCTATTTTTGTTACAAGCCATTAAAGCTAACCCAGAACTAATCGAGGCGTCATGCTTGGTTCTATTATTTATATTAAATTTACTCCAATCATTTAATGTACGTTGAAAATACATGTCACCGTATTTTTCGTTGTTGTAACCTACAAAATTTTCTATGTAGGTTTCTATAGCAGCAGCATGTGCTTGCTTAATATCTTCACTTGAATTAGGTATACCACCTATATCTCTTTCTGTTACCGATAGTTTGTTGTAAACTTTATCTGGTCTATTCATACTAAACCCTCTATATCCTCTTCTTTTAAAATGATATAGTAAACGTGGTTTATTATTTTCTGCTAACAAAGGCATGCCATAAAAAACACAAGCCATTAATACATCTTCAAAAAATATTTCAGCTGTTTGAGGTCTAGCAATATATTCTAAAAAGAAATGATTTGGTGGCACATCAAGCATACTAAATTTAGTTAATCCATGCAATGCACCATTAGAACCTCTATTGTCAACTGTACCAGATATGTCGTAACTGTCACACCCAAAAGCACCTAGATCTTCATTACCAGGATACTTTACACCATTTTTTAATATTATACGATTTTGTAAGTTTTCAGGTGGAACCCATGTAACTAGAAATCTACCATTACTATTTGGAACAAATATTACACTAGTATCTTTTATACCATCTCGCCATTGAAAGTTACCTTTTGTAACTAATGAGCTATGCTTTAAATCTCCATTAAAATCTATTTGTTCGTATATTTTAGTTAGATTAAATAAAGATGATTTAGCCTCATCTCTAAATGCATGCTCTTCTGTTCTAGGGAATTGTCTATAAAATTCATTTAAAGCTTCTTGATCACCTTTTAAACCATCTACTTCGTTTTGCCAATAATCAATTACACCTAAATCTATAACCTCCCCATGAGGCCCTTCAACCTCTGTTTCTGGCGTTTGGAATACAGGTAATCCATAAGAATCAATGTATCCTTCGTAATTCCATTCCATAGGTATGAACAAACTATATAATCCTGAACGAGTCTGTCCGTTGCGGTTTCTTTTTGTTTC